AGCGCCAATCTCTCCCACAAATTACTAATCTTTGTGTTAACGTCATTTAGACTCATCTTTGACAGCGCCCCTATAAATAAGCAACTTTTCTTGTTTATTCTTCTTGATCTTCTCTATTTGAAGTTTATATAATCCGATGCACTCAACATTGCTGCGATACCCTTGAGCCAATTCAATAAGGCTTTCTCCGGCAGGAGTTGCCTTACAAGGGTGAATCAAGAGGCTGTCTGGTGGTGCAACGACTGTCGTCTGGTTCGACGTGGCAATAAGCCTCTCTGAGCAAGCTGATAAGCTCAGGGCTGAGAAGAGCACTATTGGGAATAACATTAGTTTCATTATTGGTATTCTCTTTTTGTGTAGGAGGGGGTAGATACAAAGGTTTACTCTTAGAAAGCTTATCAAGCCTCTCTTTGAGGTCATCCATCTTATCTTGAAGCTCCTTCTTCTCAGATGTTAGTTCTACAATGGCAACATCGTCCGCCTTGCAAGATAGTTCCTGTTGTTTCAAGGAGTTTTGGAGGCTTAAATTAGCTTTCGCACAGTTGCTTAAATCCCGCTCAGCTACAGATAGATCGCCTTTTAAACTGTAAGAATAGTAAGCAAACAACCCTGTTGATGCTAGGAAAACAAGGTTGCTTACAAACAAGACTTTGAGAAGCGGAGAAGAGAGGAAGCTAAACATCTTTATCTCCTTCCTCCCTCATATCATCATAAGACTGATCTACGAACCGACCTACCACCCCAAGTAGCCCTAGTACAGAAGCAGAGATTGCCAGAGTACCGAAAGCTACTTGAGAGGAGAGAACACCAAGAATAGAAAGACCTACAACACTAACAGCGACAAGTAAATTAGCAAGCAAGGACAAGAAGCTGTATGTCTTAAGAACCTTTTTCCAATTGTCTACTAGTTTCATTTTCGTAGAACTCCTTAACGTCTTCCGGAGGATTACCTAAGCACCAAGCTTTCTCGACTTCTCTTCGTCTTACCAATCCATTGAATTTCTTTTTCTGTGCATACACCCATCTACTCAACTGATCGCAAGCTTGCTCATATTTTCCTTGATTGAACAGGCGTGCTAAAGCAGATGTCTGCACATTTCCGATACCAACGTTATAGGTGAAGCTAATCATTGCCGCATGTTGATAATCGTTTTGGTATTTAACCTTGAAGACTCTATCAAGCTGCTTATCTGTCCTGATAAGTTCTTTTGCAAGCATCTCTGCACATTGTTCATCCGTAAACTTCTTACCTAACTTGATATCTTTTCCAGTCTGGCCATAACAGGCAGTAGGGATACCTACAACATCAAGATAAACTTCGTGAACTCCATTCTTTTTGTTTTCACCCTCCCAAGGCGCAACTAAGTACGCCCCTGAAAGAGCTACGGCCCCTCCTAGACCGTAGGTTGCAAGTTTTTTATAAAGAGCATTCATGAAAACACCTTAATACCTTATGTGTATGGCTCCTACAGCCGTCCTATACAGATCACCAACAGCTAAGCCAGAGATGGATTGGGCTACAAGAATATTGGCAATAATAGAAAGACTGGAGTAGGATTTAAGGAGTCTTGTCCTCCAATTCTTAGCTAAAGACATTTTAAAATGCCACTACAAGGGAAAACTCGCTGGCGTTGGCTACGGTGGGAGTCGTAGTCCCTGTAAAACTCATACTGCTACTACGATAATATACTTGACTACCCCGTCTAGCATTCACACCTTCAGTCATATTCGTCAATGAACTGTTAGTTGAAGTCGATGCAGTCAGTGATGAGTTCTGACCCAGATCAAAACCACGGAAGCCCCCGCTGACTAGCACCGCCCCCTCATTATCTATCTGTGTACCTTCTGCAATACAGGCAGTTTTTGAGGCAGGGTTCGTAACGGTACAGAAACTCATAGTTACGATGGAGGACTTGAACACCCAAGCATTAGTCCCGTAAGTCCCAAACAGAATAGGTGTTCCGCTGACGCCAAGCAATCTGACTTGACAACCCCTAGAATAAATTTGAACTAGACCACCTGCAAAAGATGTCCCCGACTCCACGGAGAGAGTTGAGTTACTGCCGAAAATACCTTTAGCACCCCCTGTTATAGTGGAAGTCCCGTAAACGTGTAATTCTGACCCGTCTATAAAACAGATGTTCTTGGTATTTGTACTGTCGGATAGCGCACAACTGTCTACTCTTACAATCGCTCCACGCGTCGCATAAACAGAAGATGTAGTTTGATCTACCAAACTACTTGTTTCCAGAGTTACCATACTAGATACAGCATTAACAGCGCGCGCCCCACCCGATGCTGATATATTTCTGGCAACAATTTCAGTACCTCTTTCGGCATCTAAAATAAAACCAGTTGCGTTGATAGTGGAGCTTGTTGGACTACACAAAGCATATCCACCTTTATTCCAAACGAGGCGTTGGATACCTGACGCTGTAAGAGTTCCTGTGAAAATATAAATTTCACCTTGCGAACCGAGTTCAAATGTTCTTGCTGCTGGTGCTGTACCCCCTGTATGGGAAAGCGATGTACCAATAAACGAGATTACAGCTTCAAGAGAAACGATACCCCTCTCAATGTTTGTCAGTGTGATCGCACCAGCGAGTTCAATAAAACCCCCAGTTTCAGCAATAATACCATGTGACCCGGCAAAATCATTACCGAGGATAGTTACATCTGAAATCCTCATGTCGCCTTTACGATGCTGGAATATGCTAATGGCTGCTGAAGGGTTTGAAGAGAAGTCAATGGTCACATCTTTGAGTACAACACCGTTTGTTTCCTCTACATAAACGGCAGAATAAACATCATTGTGTTGAATTGTGACCAATGCCTTATCAGACGGGTTTCCTTCAATCACCAAGTAATCTCGTCCGTTTATCGACTTATCCTGAATTAGACAACGTACCTCACGTACAGTTGATGCCCCCGGAATAGGATCAGTAAATGCACTCCCTTGATTGTGGATGCCATCGGTCAACTTCATCTTCGTTCTGTGTCGAATGGCATTAGGTATCTTATTGATACAATGCTGCATTGTAAGGAAGGGAGTGGTTGGTGATAATCCGTTGTTTAGTAGATCACTCCCTGTAGGTGATACATAGTAGGTAACTTCCCCAGAGGTTTCGTTAGCAATTGTAGGGATAGGGATCAAACTTCCTTCTATCTTCCAGAAGCTATTATTACCCACTGCTACGCTTTTGTTATGCTGGAAATTTCCACAGACGTAGGTTTTCCCTTGCCCGTAAAAGACAGCCGCCCCAAGTGACTCTGCCGCAGCATGTGCATTAGAAAGGGGGATAGTATCATCAGTAACACCATCCCCTACAGCTCCGTAATCTCCGACATAAATGGATTCTGAAAGTCTGTCGGATAGTAATCTTCCTGAATACCCTATATTTGAAGCACCTGTTACAGAGTTCTGTAAATCTCCCCTAAGAGTGTCCGTATATGATTGCGCTTGAGCCTCAACTATGTTTAATTCAGCCTTGGTGGCAAAAAATCCAATTTCTTCAAACGCAGCAGTGCCTAGAGATGAAGCAGTAACCTCAAGAGAATCTAGCCGAGAGTCTAAATCAGCAGGGCTGTCAATTTGCTCCAAAGTCGTCCCGTTAAATTGGTATGTGGCGCCTGTTGTACGGAGGACTAGAGTAGCCCACTTAGGTGCGGGTGTTGAATAGTAGGTTGAACCCACTGCAAAATAAATTCGATTATCTGTGGTGAGATAATGTGCTTGCCCGTTTACAGCAGCAGGAAGTGAAGCAGTAATGCTGTCTAGATTTCGATCAAACATGAACGAGAATTTTAAAAGATTCTCATCCATACCTGTGTTCCAGCCACTTTCACCGAAATTCCAGCCATACTTCCCTTCTACCCAAGGTGAAGTTTGTTGTACCATTTATTTATTCCTTATTTTTCAGGGGGGATTGGACGGTAAGCTTTATCAGGGAAATGTTCATGTTCTGGCCAAGCTCTTAAAGCTTTACGGTAATTACGCCAATCGGAAACAGTTCCGATTGCATTAGGGTCTGAATCTTGAACTTTATAGAGTTCTACATCGGAGCGAGTTAACTCAAAATCTCGCCAAGATCGCTCCGAGAAAGTAAGGTCTTTGTCTGGAACTATTGTAAAAACACCGTTCTCAGTAAACTCTATGATGTGCCCATCAGACTGCTTGTCTAATAGCTCAGTATACTCTTTCCTGCTTATAGAAATAGCATCTACTGGTATGTTTGTGTTCACCTCAGTGTTATAAAACCCTCCAGTAGTTGGGCTGTAATAATATACACCACCTTTCATATCAGCTTCCCAATGCCATCCATCGAATAGTTTGATCCTGCTCACAGAAAATAGTTGACCCTGTAAGGGACAAAGAATTAACCCACTGATCCCCAAACTCACCAGCATATGTTTGACTAGCATTAGCTGTAAGTAGTATCTGAAAAACAGAGGTATTGAAGGAGATGGGGAATACAATATTTCTCACCCCTGGACTACCTGCCAATAAACCCCACTGAAGAATCAAGCCGCCGGGGAGTTTTTGATAACCATTACCCGCAAGCGTCTGATTTGAACCCCCGAAAGCTTCTGCTAGACGTAGTGGCGTAACTAGTGTATTATTACTTACCCATGCCTGTGCTTGTGCTGTAGATGCTACAGTGGTTTTACCATCGACCTCAGTTTTAGTGTAAGTTTCTGTTTTACTGTAGACGTTAAGGTTTGTGCGGGCAGTAACAACATTATCCAAGTCTGCAAAATTTTGATCTTTAGCTAAAAAGTCTGCATCTACTTCTGCCTTAGTGTAGAAATCGCCAGCCGAAGCAAAAGCAATATCCCAATAAGTGTTAAGCGCATCTAATTCCGGATTTTGACCTGAATGAGTTACTTTTGCACGATAAATAGTGCCGTTAGTAGCACCTTGAGTATAGCTGGTGTCTGCTTGATATTCAGTTTCAGCATCCCACACAGCAATGCCGTGTTGGTTGATGTGTGCAATTGCTTGATCTTGCTTATTCTGAATATAGTTTTCCCACTGACGTGGGGGGACTTCTACACCCCACCCAGTTTGGTACTTAGTGTCGCCCGGATCAAGAATATCACCACCAGAAGCCCACAGAAGGTTAAGCTTATTAGGTTTTGAGATGTTTGGCATTGTTTATAGTTCCTCGTTGAATTATTTTAAAATAGGGTGCTGTAAATTCCACCGCCCACAAGAAAGCGGTTGCCGCCGTAGTACAGTCCGTAATCCAAGCCGTACCCCTTGGTACTGTATTCAATTAAATCACCGTAACCTTTTGCACCGGGAGCACCCTGAAAACCGAAATAGTTATCGGTTTCAAAATAACCGAAATTAACTCTTACACCAACAGTTTTAGGGATTAGGAGGGATGGATAACCTTGCGATGTAGAGACATAATTCAATAGAACTTGCTCAAAATCACTAAGCTGTCTACCGAACAATATAGTATAAGAAGCATCACCTTCAGCAACATAAAGCGTGTTGGCTGTACCAAACATGAAGTTCATAAAAGCAATGAACTCTTCTGGGGTAGATGCTGTTGTGTTCTTCAGAATCTTAGCTTTGATGAACAGACGATATGTGTTGTCATCTAGGAGAACATTACCACCAAGAGGTTGTCCAAAGTCATACCAACGTGAACCAACAGTTGGATTATTAATATCCCCGTAACTACCAGCTTTTAGTGCCCCTTGAAATCCGAAGAAGTCAAATAGATCAGCAG